CCAGCTGCTGCGCCTGCAGCTTGTGCTGAAGTATTAGCAAGAGACCTTGCGGTACTTGTGTTTTGGTTCAGCACGTTTTGATAATTACCTGTAGCATTGCTACCTTGACCTAAAGCTAAAAATGACTGCTGCTTTTGCGCAACTTGGTCTTGTGCACTTCTTCTAATAACTGCACGCTGACCTGCTGCATCAATTCGCTCTTCTGTCTTCAACTGTGTAGCAACGCCGCTGTTTTTAATACCGCGTTGAGCTAAGGTAGCGTCCAAGTCTTCAAGAGCATTTTGTCGCTCAATTTCAAAGTTTTCCAGACCTACAGTAGCATAATAGTCTGCACTAAGATTTGAATAGTATGAAGATAAGTTGTTTTGGATTGGACCATAAACAGACTTCCAGTCTTCATATTGCTGCTTAGCAAATTCTGTGCTTTCAGCAGATGCTGCAGAAGCAGCTGCAGCGGACTTTTTAGCACCCTGCGAACTGATTACTGTGCCTGCTAAGGCTGCACCGCCTGCAATTACTGCGCCCCAAGACATAAAGCCTCCAGTTTATCAATCAGTCGCGGGTCTTCAAAGCTATCAGCAATTATAGTAGCTTCTACTTTATCTACTTCAGTCTCTTCAGTAGCAGAAACTGTAACCCACTCGACATCAGTTATAGCATAGCCTGCTCTTTTAGTGCCAGGCCCTGTAACCACAATTTGAGGCGCTGACATTTCAACAACGCCATCATCTGTGGTTACACGTATAGTACCTTTCATCAAAAAGTTGATTTGACCGTTTAAATGAATCTTACCAACTATAGCTGAGCCGGCAGGTATACACAGCTTTCTTGCATAAAGTCCGTCTGAAAAATAGTGTGAAACATCGCCGCCTGAAATGTCAGCGCCCGGAAGGCTTTTTAAAGCTTCTTCCAGGCGCAGGATGTCTGAAGTTGATGGTTTTATGCCGACAAAAGGCTGTGGCAAGTTTGAACTTACCATAGTACCGTTTATGGTGGCAGTGTACCGCCCTAATTGCATCAACTTCCTCCGAAGTAAGAGTTTAATCCTGTTTGAGCTAATGAGCCAGCAACTTGTATCAATGAGCCTGCAGCCTGACCATTTGCAGCAGAAGCGGCCGCAGACTGCTGTTGATTGAACGCGCTGTTGTTGGAAAGAGCATTCTGGTAATTACTTGCTGCTCCACTGCCCATACCTATACTGAGAAACTGCTGCTGTTGATTAGCTACTGCTTCTCCTGCATAGCGGCGAATCTGGGACTTAGACTGAGCAGCAAGAATATTTTCGTTTTTACGGAGCTCTTTAGCTGCATCAGCTCCAACATTAGTCTGGCTAATCAAACTGTTTAAGTCGTTCAGCTCAGTGTCTCGCTCTTGATTAAAAGCCTCAATACCTCTTGAAGCATAATAGTCAGGAGTAAGATTCGAGTAAAACGCAGAAAGATTGTCTTGCACAGGGCCAAACGTATTAAGCCAATCCTGATATTGCTGCCTTGCAAAATCAGTGGCTGGGTCACCTGTGCTAACTTCTGCTCCACCAGCCAATGAGCCGGTTAGCTTTTTACTCAACTTTGAAGCTATAAATGGGTCTGTTCCTGCAGCACCTTCGATGCCGTAAGCAAGGCCGCCTGCAATATCACCTTTTGCAAAAGCACCAAGACTTTTAACAGTCCCGGTAATAGGTGATGTAACTGCTTTAACGACTTTGCTAAAGAATCCCATATTATAGCTCCAACCAATCGCTGTTAACGCCTCGTCTAGTCCAGGTACTTTTATCGACATCATTTACAATAATAAGTATTGTTTGCCAGACTGAATCGCTGGTTTTAGTGCTGTCAATGTAAACATCAACTGCATCGCCACCACTGAGAGCCAAAGGAGCATTACTTATATTTGAGCCGGTAGTACTGAACTCACTTTTACCTCTTAAAGAGCCCCAAGCTGCATTGTTGAAGTTGTAATAAGAGGAACCAATTACTTGGGTCTCTGTGACATACGTTAAACCTTCAACAATTTTTTCTAAGCTCTCTACGCTTTCTGTCTGTGTCTCTAAAGTAGTCTTTATAGTAGACACAGAGTCTTTTAAATCTTTTAGTTGTCCTGATAAATTACTTAAATTAACGCCTTGCGTATTAAGGTCTTCATCAGTAACATATTTTGTGTCGCCTCGATAGCCGAGGACAATATCCAGATTTTCCACCAGCTGGCCAAGAAAACGGCTTAAGCTGGTGGAGTCATCCAGATTGTAGGGTATTTGCGCTATTGTCTGACGTTCATCCGCCATTTGCTTTAGCCCCTACTTGATATTCTAGTTCAGCAAGTTTACCTTCACCAACAATTTCAAACTGTATAAAAAAGCCTCGCTGTTGATTTTGAGGTATTTTTACAGTAAAAGAATCGGTACCTTCGAGCTGCTGTGACTGAACAAGTTTATCATTAATTAATATATTTATTGTAACACGGCCCTCTACATATGTAAATATATCTTTATATGTTTTATTAACCGTTATAGCACCTTCAGTAAGCCTTGCTGATGTCCACTTAAATGTTGCGTCTTCGTCGCTCTTGAACATTTCATAAAGCAGACCATTCATGTAGCCATATAGAATATCTTTAGATACAACTAAAGTTTCAACGCCCACGTTAAGGCGCTTGATTATACCTTTTTCAAGTATAAGTATAGTTGTATCTGCCTCCACCAGGTAGTAGGTCTCATCGTACACCACAGAATCTATGGGATTGAGTACAATTTTACCTAGCTTTTCTTTGGTGACAACCACAGGCCTATTACCTGATGAAGTGCAGATGCCGTCAAGCGACGCCCAAACCGCTTCCGTACCTATTAGTTGTACCGACTCAAAAGCAATACAGCCTTGGTCAGAGCTAAGTAAGTACTGAGATAAGGATGTAGGGCCTGTGCCTGTTACGATGTATGTTTTAAACTTTGTAAACACCAGTATACCGTTAGCTACTGGAGCTATACCAGTTATGTCTGCTGCGAACTGCAGGTAGTAAGTTGCTGGCCATCTGTCAGGATAGCCTATAGGTGTAAACCTCAGCCTAGAGCCTACAGCGCCAAAAAGCATGGCATAAGCTTGCTGCAGAAATGCTAGTCCTGTAGGCGCGAGCCCTGCATTTGTTGTAGACAAAAGTGTGCCTGGCACATTAACATCAAGAACAGTGTCTGTGTAAGTAGTTACACCTTTATCTATAGTTGCAACTAAAGAGAACTGACCTAGATTTCCGCCTACGCGATATATGCGTACTTTGTCAACTTGGTTATCTGCTGTTACTGGTATGTTGCTTAATCTGATGTAGCCGCCATTAGTAAGTACTCGCTCTACTGTCGGGTTTGAAGGAGGGCCTTCATTGCCGGTGCGACTATCATAATAAGTTATTACGTATTGATAAGTACCGTTCAGTGCACCAAACTTAGTTGAGTCTAGTTGAACATTACCTGAAATGTCATCTACATTGTCTACAAGTGAACCGTCTTCAGGGACTATACCTACAAAACGCCATACACCTTTATACTGCCTGTAAAGCTTATAACCTAAAGAACCTGCAGTTACACCGGTGATTTCACTTATAGCTACTGTTCTTTTAGTTGTTTCATCTGACGTAGTGTCAATCTGCGGATAAATTACCGGGTTATTAGTTGATTGAGCAATAGTAGACACTCGTCCTTGTGTGTTGACTAAGAACTGCAAAGCATTTGACTGCATTTCTGCATCGTCATTTATCAGCAAGTAGTATTGGTCTTTTAAAGACAACCCTGCTTCTGCTGTAGCGGCTACAATTTTTACTTCACTGATTGGCTCAGGGCTTTTTACCGCCACTGTTGAAGGCGTCTGAGGCGTTCGCATACCTAAGTTAGATACTACTCCACCTTTGTTCATCTTTTGTGGCGTAGTTGTTCTGTCTGTGAAGTATAAATTTTCTTCGTACTCTACATAGTCAACTCTGGAATCTGAGTCCACCCATCGGTTGCCTGCATCAAACCAATAAGAGTACTTCTTACTGGTTATATCAGTTATTTTAGGCTTTTTTACTGATTTAAGTGTCTTTGAATCTGAGTCAATATTCTCATATACAGTACCCTCAGTTAAAGCAATAAACTGAGGTTCAGGCAAAGTGTGTAAGCCACCATTAAACTGTTGTAGTTTCATGAACTAAAGGCTCCCATGTATGTACCTGTGTACTGAGTAGCCCTGGTGCCATCAGTTTCATCAGTAGGTGTACCGACAGTAACAAGTTCTCTGTCATACATATTAAGCGCAGTCATAGACTTTTCTTGGTTGACCGTATCCAAGTCGTCGCCAAAAGCCTGGCCTATTACATAGTATCGAAGTGCTGCGTCAAATATTGGCGACACCTCTAGCTCTTGCTGTACTGACACAACTTTTGCAGAGTCTTTTATGTAGTAGATATGAAGTGTGCCATTAGTCAACTCCATAGCCGTTGCTACACCAAACACACTGTCGAATACAGTTCTTCCTGGCCATTGCTCAAAGTTATCTGCCAGCGCAATATCAGAAACAACGCCAAATGAATTAGACAGAATTGACCCTGGCATAGAAGTAACAACGCCAAAAGTACTTTGAGCTAAGTCTGAAGGAGGCGTAATGTTAATAATCTCGCTAGCTGCGTTATATACAGGTGCCAGATTGAATGGTGTAGGGTTAGTTAATGTAACTAAAGAGCCTGCAAGGGCTCTCATCGCCACAATTTGAGCCGGTGTTAAGCTGTTTGAATCATTAGCTAAAGGATTCTCAGGGAGGAAGTCGAACTCTGCACTAATATAACTGTCGTCAGGTCTTGGATACACTCTGATTTTGTGCATATTGCGCTTGTCGTAGACAATTGCTTCAACATTACCAGAATAGCGAGTGTACCAACCATGGCTGAAGTCATCCATGCGGTCATGCGACATTAAAGGAATTTTAACGTTTCTGAAGTGAACTCGCTCGATAAGCCATAAGTCTTCTGGCAATGAGTAAGTAGCTTCATTAACGTCTAAAGGAATGTCAACTTCACCCTTGAGAAGTCTTGTTTGGCGAGCAATATCTTTTTGACCGTTATTCAAAGCAGATAAAAGACGCTCGTCTGTGTATCGCTGCTTGTCCGGGTCAGCTAAAGCATAGCGTGCTTCTTTGATAATCTCTTCGATTCTGGTCATTGTATAGTCCTGAAGAAGCCCTCCGAAGAGGGCTTTGTAGATTAGTTCAGACCGATACGAGTGTATTCGCCTGACTTCTTGGTGTACTCATCGTAGCGGATTACGATGGTAAAGTCACCAAAGTTGGTTGTAGCACCAGTATAAGTGACAGCAGCATAAATAGGCATGCCGGTATCGGTTTTAAGCTTAGCTACAAGTTCTCCACTAACTCCTGCCGCTGCTTTGGCGTCGACATCAGCCATAATCTGAGCGCCGCCTTCAGCTGTACCTACTTTAATAACTGCTGAAGTAGCCGCATTTGAAGGTGTGTCAGTCACGACGTAAGCATCAACGAGCACAGACTTTTCTGGCAGAGTGGCAACAAAGAAGTTGTTAGCTCCAACCGCCAGTGCACCACCGGCCGCGGTAATCGTGTCTGCTGACAGATGAACTGACAACAGTCGTGTTACCTTTTTCTGATTAATCTCGCCGTAGCGAGAAATGTTTGTGTTAGCCATTATTTAGCTCCCGATTACTGGACTTTGACGTCAAATGCTACAACGCCCCAGTCGATACCAGTGACTTTCGCCGCTTTATAATCCGAGTCTTCAGGCTTAAGCTTAGACTTACGGAATTCTAACCACACTTCAAGACAAGACTCTGACTTGATAGCGAAGTCTTCAGACGGCTGCCATTTGTAATCAGGCTGCATGCCATAGCCTACCTGGATACCACCAGCACCAACAATCAGGTTACGTTCCCACAGGTTAGTGGACGCGTAGCTAAAGCCGTTCTGACCAGTCCATGCACCGTTTGTTTTATCCCACTGACGAAGACCGGAGATTTCAACAGAGGTGTCATTCAGGCGCCAGCCGCTTGCTGCGTTGGTACCAACAGATGTTTCACCAAAGAAGTTAGGCGCACAAACAACCAGCAGAGCGCCGATGCGTTTGATTTCACCTGACAGCGCTCGGTTGCCTGAACCACGCGCATCCGCCATTGGAATAATAGAAGTCCAACGAGCATCTTTACGCAGCATCGCAGCAGTCTTAGCACCAATGATTACCATCCAGACAGGGTCAGTGTCATTCAGGTTCCATGGAGCCAGCGGGCGACGGATTGAGCCGGTGGTATAACCCTGTGAAGTACGCAGAGTAGTTTCCAGGTCAATCAGAGTGTCGTAAGTGAAAGTGTTTGACTCAATTACATGAGTTGCAGCCTGACGGCCTTCATCATTGGTAATCAAGTTGCCCTGTGCAGCATCAAAGATGCCCTGGTCTTTCCAGCGAACAAACAAATCAGCCAGTTTAGCGCGGCTGTCTGAGTGCTCATTAATTTTCAGGTCGCCAATGTCAACGCCGTCAAATTTATCGCCGTTGTCAACAACCAGACGATAGCGGTCAACAGTCAGTTTATCAGAGAATTTCTTTTTCTGCTCGCCTTTACCAAAAGCGGTGTCTTTGCCTTTGATTGCTTTACCAGCCAGGTTACCGTCGTAATCAAATACAACAGTATGGCCCGCAGCCGCAGATTCATTTTTTGCTTGGAACACAACAGAGCTGGACGTGTTACCAGTCATGCCATTCCAGAAAGATTTTGACGCCGCTTGCACAAGTCCTTCACGCACCCATGCTTTGCGCTTCAGGTCTGAGCCCGGTCGTACCACAGCTGTACCCATGGTCGATTCCTCATTACATTAATAGTTAGGGTTAATATGCACGTTCAGAGATTCCGGGCCGGAGTCTGATTTGTGTAGAGATTCTTTTAGCGCATAAATGCGGATAAAAGAATCTCCACTTGCATAAGTAAATTATAACATAGTTTGCGTTACATGTACATTAATAAATTTCGTCAATGTAGGTTGTGCTGAGCTGCTGACGTACTGCTTCTTCAGAAGGCTCAGAAGAACCTGTAGCAGCGCTTAGATTTGGCGTAGAGTTGACAGCCTCTTCTTTAGGCTTGACTACTTTGCCTTTTTTAAGGTAGTCCGCAGCGTTTGAAAGGAACTGCGCAAACGAGACTTCGCCTTTTTCAAGCTGCTTAATAAACCGAGGCGGTAAATCGTTAGCGATGACTTCATCTGTAAGATTGATATCTGGATTTGAAGCTGCAAACTCTTCAAGCGAGCGCTGGCGGTACTCGAGTTCACTTTCGCCTTTGGCCTTTTCTGAAATCTTAGTTCGGGTTTCCGTGAATTGAGCATTACGTTCTGCCTCTAAAGTGTTAAGACGAGCACGCCATGCTTCTGGGTCTACGTGCTTTAGCTCTTCCAGCTCTGCTTGAACAGTAGGAGACAAAGAAGACGCAAAATCTTTTTGCCAGCCTTCAGCAAGGTGGTTGTTTTCAGCTTTTAAGCGGGCGGCTTCCTGTTGTGCTTTAGTATATGCAGATTGTGTGTCACGTCGACGGCGTTCTGCTGTCACAGCATAACGTAATGCTTCGTCTTCAATCTCTGGCATCTGCCATTTGCCATCATCACCTTGTACAAGGCTGTTAACTGTTTCATTTACACGCTGCTCAAATGTAGGCGCAGCTGTTTGTTCTTCTGGAGTGCTCATCGGCGGAGTTCCTGTTATTGTGAATGTCAATATTTATTATGCAACGTGTGTTTACGTATGTAAACGGTTGTTGTATAATATTTTTATTAAGATTCGAGGAGCTTAAAATGGCCGTTTATACTTTTTCAACTAAAGGCAGCAAGCCTTCTGACACCGAAGTGGTGGAAGAGCTAAAAGCTTTGTGCTCAACAAGACGCCTTAACTTTAGTGCGGTAATTGTGGACTTAATTCGTGCTCACGTTAAGGAGGTGCAAGATGGGAAGCAGGAATGAAGCAGGCTATTATAGCGCGATTGCGCGCATAGATGCAGGTATGGACCCAAAAGACATTGCAGAAGAGCTTGAGCTAAGTGTAAACACAGTGCGCCGGTGGAAAACTGAGTTTACAGAGAGCAAACGCGCTGGCACATTAGCTGAACTAATGAATATGCCAGACTATGTAGACGCAATTGCGGACTTGACTAAGCAATTACCTTCTGCAGAGTACGCTGAAGGCAGCGCAAATGAATTAGTTAACGGCGTTACAGCTCTCAATATCTTGCAGCAAGAGTTTCAGGACACTGCGCGGTACCTGAATACCCGGATTAAAAGCCTGGCAATGAGCTCTTCTCACCCTGGAGAGATTGTTGACTTGATTAATGGCCTTACTGCGTTGCAAAATGCTTTCTTTAACAAGAATACCACCAGTGTTAATGTGCAAAATAACTTCGGTGGCGGTGCAGCACCTTATTCCAACTTCCTGAGCGACAAGCCTAATGTCTGAAGTCAAGTACGGGTTGCTGATTGATGAGCCTACCTTCAACCGGCTGTACCCAGATTTAGTAGGTTACTACGATTTCTTTAACGAGCCGCCTCCATCTGGCATATCCAAGCAAGAATTTGAGCGACGATACTTAGCTAATAAGCTGTGGAGGCTTAATCACTGCTACACCATCACCGATAAAGACGGTAAAGCTGTGCAGTTTAAACTAAAATATGCACAGCACGTAGTTTATGCGCGTTCTCGCCAGCACCCGCGCGTTATAGTATTGAAGAGCCGACAGCAAGGCATCTCCACATTGTGGCTAGTGTCGTATTTTGATGACGCTGTATTTTGCCCACTGCTGAAGATTGGTATGATGGCTCAAGGTGTTGATGAGGCATCTACTCTGCTGGAGAGGTCCAAGTTCTTATGGGACTATCTGAGCCCTGATGTTAAGGCTTTTGTAAACGTTACACTCGATAAAGATAATGCCAAAGAGTTCTCATTCTCTAATGGTAGCCAGATTATTATCCGTGTGTCTTTCCGCTCGACAACACTGCAGCGATTGCATGTGTCGGAAATGGGTAAGATAGCTAATGCTCAGCCGATACGAGCTAAAGAAGTAAAGACCGGTACACTGCAGGCGCTCGCTAGAGGCAACACAGGCATTATAGAGAGTACTGCTGAAGGCATGAATATGTTCCAGCAGATGTGGGACGACTCTGAAGTCGCCTTGCACTCTGGCACTATGTCAGCTAAAGACTTTTATCCGGTGTTTTTGTCGTGGGTAGAAGACCCTGACTGTAACGAAGTAGTGTCACAGCCCAGAGATAAAGAAGCTGAAAACTACTTTAAGAAGCTGGAAGAAGAATATACCAAGTACAAGCACACTATAGACCCTGACTACCCAGGCCTTAAGCTAACTGACACACAGAAGAACTTCTGGATTGTGCAGCGTCGTGAATTAGGTGGCGACATATACCAGGAGTATCCAGGCACACCTGAAGAGGCATTCACTGCATCTAAAGATGGCACATACTGGCGCAGACAGTTTATGGAAGATGTTGTGCAGCGTGGATATGTAGCAGAGAACTTGCATGACCCGTTCTTGCCTACTGATGTATATATAGATATTGGTGTAGAGGATTACGGTGTGCTGGTGTTCAAGCAATGGCACAACGGATGGTATCGTATAGTTGATGAGTACTTCAACCAGGGTTACGACATGGCGCACTACATGGAAGAAGCCATGGGAAGAGGCTACAATGTTCGTTCCCTCAAGTTCCCGCACGACATCAATGTTCGTGAATACAGCGGCGGTAACAGCGGTGGCGGAGGCCGCGCACGAAGTCGCTATGATATTGCACTAGAGAAAGTGCAGAAAGAGAAGTGGGACGTGTTGATTGAAGTGGTAGCTAAAGATTCTATAGCTAATGGTATAGAGGCAGTGCGCCGCATTATACCTAAGCTAATAATAGACCGGCGTTGCGAATACATTACAAAGTGTTTCCAGCGATATACTAAAGAGTGGGATGAGAAGTTGCAAGCCTGGAAGAAGACGGAGGTCCATGACCAGTGGAGTCACGGTGCGGCTTGTTTACGATACGTGGCAATCGACAGTATAGACTTCGTGGAAGACGTGGAGGATGAGAGAGAAGTCAATGCAAGCAAGGGTTACGCGATATAAACTTGGAGCGATTAAGTTCGCTCCTTCATAGTAGTTTAATAAATTTATTAAGCTACTTTATTGCACGTAATTTACTGGAAAGTCCCGAAATTAAAGAAGGGCGGCGGGCTTGGCCCTGGGCGGGTAGTTTCGGCGAGTGACTACTGCTAAAGTGATGATAACAGTAGTGGTTACTCTCAGAGCATTAATAACAGTAGTTACTATAACGCAAGGCACTGTCGCATAAGTTACTATAACACTAGCAACAGTCACTATGAGGATTGTCACATTAGTTACTATAACACTAGCAACAGTCACTAAGAGGATTGTCACATCAGTTACTATAACACTAGCAACAGTCACTAAGAGGATTGTCACAGTAGTTACTATAATAGCAGTTATTGCTATAAGAGTAATAGTAACAGACAGAACGCAAAGATTCGCAAATACTATTTACTTCTTAGCTAAAGTAGTGTATTCGCGCACGCACACATAAATAAAAGAAGAAAATACTTTAAAATAAGTGTTTACTTTAAGAGTAGATAGTATATAATTACTTTATTGAAACGAAACAACAGGAGTTACTGATGGTCAGCGTGCAGGTTCTTCGCGAATGTGTTGTGGCAGGCAAAGTCATCACTTTGTCTTACATCGTGGTAGAAGGATTTACTGAAGGCGTTTATAAAGTGTACGTAGAGGGCGACAAAAATTTTTCTAGTTGCTTATTTTTAACTGAAGCAGAAAGACATTTTGAACATCTTATAGAGAGCAGAAAACAGTAATTAATTTTTAATAGACTATTTACTTTTACAGTAGATAGTCTATAATAAAGTTAATTGAACAACACGAGTAACTAATATGAAGAACTTCTTGATTAATAAACACAATTATTACTTTTATATGTCTAATGAAGTTGCTGATATGTTGCAGGAAGACTCTCTTGAAGGGTGCAGACTGTTTGACAACTTCAGTCAATTTTATGAAGCAGTAAATGAAATTTTTCCTTCTATTGATGATAAGAATGTACTTGAAGGTTCTTATATTGAATTATGGTATGATGATGAACATGATTTAATCATTGGTGACCATTCTGTAATTGATTTGGTAGAGTTTAATGCAGATAACTTTGCACAAGAGATTTCAGACTTTGAGTAATTAATTTTTAATGGGCTATTTACTTTTACAGTAGATAGTCTATAATAAAGTTAATTAAACAACAGGAGTAACTAATATGTTTAGTGAAGAAGAGTTAGTAACAATTTATGGTCAATTCATGAAGGACGTAGAGTACTTTGAAGAGGACGAAAATCCTGAAGAACTAAGTATTATAGCGAAAATTCGCCAGTCATTAGGCGAAGACCATACTGCAGTACAGGAATGGGACAAAGGTTTTTAAGTGAATTTACGTGTACTTATCTAAATGATAGGTACATAATAAATCTACTTACACAATGGAGTAACTAATATGTCTATTAAAAAATTGCATTACTTAGTCAATGATTTTATGATGGAATGGGACCAGGACTCACAGGAGCTTGGTGAGCTGATTCTTGAAACTCCTGAAGCAGACTTACCACAACACAAAGAAGGCATCATGAATGCTCTTACAGACATCATGGTTATAGCAATTCAGCAGTACCAGGAAGACTTAGAAATTGACAGAGACAGTGCAGACAATGACACTGTTATTACATGTGCAGAAGTAATTGCCTGGGCAAATCAATTATAATAGTGTACTTATATAGGTATCTGAGCTAAGATACTTATAATAAGTCTACTTACACAACCCAAAGGGATACTTATATGAACGTTAAAAAACAATTCGCTGAGATATATAAACTGCTGGAAGAGAACAAGAATCGCAAAGTGTCCTCTATCCTACCTGAGTTGGCTGCGCTTATGTCAACTAAGACAGCAGGCGGCAGTGACATTGGTCGTACTTATCTTAAAGACGACGAAGGTAATACTTATGCTGTTTATTGCTACTACCATAAGAAGTGGGAGCTAACTAATGTAGCAGAGTATGGTAGCAAGGCGAATACTGCAACTGGTCTCAACAC